GTTAACAAAGTTTGGTTTAAAGGATAGGTGGTTTGCAATCTTTAGGAAACATTCACCAATATATCTTGGGATTGGTGGTTTTGTGTCCCATCTCTTGGACCTATCCTCCTTTGTTGGTTCCCTACCATACTTCTTGATAAAGGCAGACTCTACATCATTACGATAAACAATCAATGCTGCTAGAAACTCTTTGTTATTAACGTAATGTTCTGATCTCTTCCTCTTAGCCATACCAGAAATTATCATAAGTTTATCTCATATTATGTATAGATTATACCATCTGCAGAGAAACTTGACAAGTTCTCTAAATCTGTGTAGAATAACTCTGTTAGGGTTGATAAGGGAGGTATAGCTTAGCTTTGATTACTCTTATAGATCTTCTCTAAGATCTCTTTTGCATCATTTACATTACCAATACGACCCATTTTTCTATTGATAATGGATTCGTTATTGCTTTGTTTATTTGATGATCTAACATAATCTTGATACATCATAATCATTTCAATATCTGTTGATTCAGACATAGTAAGAACATCTTCAATATTGATCATAAACATATCATCAGTTGTTGTTTTTAACCATGGTTCTACCTTGTATCCAGCAACTTTACCTTTACTCTTGATTTCATTAACAATAATTGGATTGGATATTAGTAGTAAAGTTCTATCATCTTCTTCAGAGGCTGCTACTTTTGCAAATATTTCCTCACCTGTTTTTAATTTTACTGTTGCGTAAAAATCTTCTTCTATCATATCTTTAGTTGAATAGTGATTATCTCATAGTTAAAGTTTTCCTCATTATATGTTTTGATCCTTTCTATGAAATGATTGAGTGTATAGTTTTTTCTAGATTTTGATGAACAATCATCAGCAATATCATACAAAGTTGCTTTTACTTTGTTTTTTCCTTTTCTAAGAACTCGTCCAATACTTTGAAGATTGCGGATTCTGGACTTACTTGGAGAGGCAAAGATGACATTATGGAGATTTTTAATATTGATACCTGTAGAAAAAGTTCCATAAGAAGCAACGATGATTGCGTTGTTTTCTCTTTCTGTAATTTCTCTGACTTTTTCTCTTTCCTCTGCGTCTATACCACCATGTACAAAAAATACCTTACGGTCATTTCGCTTGCTATTATTTATCTGGTCATAAAGAACCTTTCCATGTGCTTCTACTCTCAGGAAAAGAACAAGAGTATTTCCTTTAAGATCTAATGTAAGATTTTTGATAAAACGATTTCTTTGTTCATGTGAAATCAAATATTCAATTTCATCATTATAAGTTTCAAACTTTTGTGGTGGATGTTTAAGTACAAGACATTGAATATCAAGTTGAGACAAGTGTCCCTGTCTCATCAACTCATCAGTTCTTGTGACTTTATATGATGGACCAAATAAACCTTCCAGAACCCACTTATGCGTTTGAGTTCCATCAAGTGTTCCTGTAAATCCAAATCTATATTTTGCATGATGTAGTTTAGTCATGATTTGAATTAGAGACTTTGATTTGAATAAATGTGCCTCATCCCCTATAACCACTTCAAATCTTTCAAACCATGATCTCTCTAACTTATAGATAGACTGCCATGTAGTAATGACAATTGGACGATCATCATACTTCTCCCTACCACTATAAATCTTGTGGCAATAGTTCTCAACGTCCCATCCATATTCCTGGAAGTCTTTATACATCTGCTCTACCAGACTGGTCGTGGGAACAACTACCAGAATATTTTTCCCGTGCTCAACGTAATATCTTGCTAATGAATAAATCATCAGAGATTTGCCTGATGCAGTGGGAGATATCAATAATTTTCTGTTGTGTTTTAGAGCACCGTATACTCCCTCAATTTGGTATTGACGTGGTTCATGAATTGAAATCGACCTGATATAATCTTTTACACCTTCTAAAGAAATAAACTCATTCTCCTCATATGGAGTTCCGTAGAATTTATTATTTTCAAATTTATAAGTATATCCGTACTGTTTACAAAAAGATACTATCTTATCCAGCAGACCGACATAGATCTGCTTTGAACGCATATCATATAAATGAATTTCTCCATTCCAGTTTTTACCACGATATTGTGGCATAAACTTTGCATTAGGAACTTCGAACTTAAAGTGATCTCTAAGTTCATACTCAATATGAGGTTCCGTATTGATTTTTAAAAATACTTCGTTAGATTTTGATATAACAAGATTTGCTGTTGTATCAATCACATAGATCCATTCATCTAAGAGTATTTATTCTTCTTCAGGGGAGACTGTAGGAGGGGTTGTTGAGATTGCGCCTACAAGGACTTTATTGTTAACTCCAAGAAGATGTGCATCTAAACGTGCTTCATCTTCAATTGGATCTCCGCTACGATTAATGGTCCTAATATGAGTAACACCTACTCCGACTTGATAAGAAACTTGAAAAGTGCTGTCACTTGTTTCTACAATAGTATATGTCGTAATACCTGCAACATAAACTGATGGGTCTGTACTAATAGCCATATCAAAAAATATAAATCTGATTTATTTATCACATGTTGTTGAATCTATGTTCCAACATGATTCTATAGAAATGATCTCTCATTGCGATAAGATCCTCTTGTTCCTCAGCAGGTCCTCCAGACCATTTCTGACATGCTTGAGACAGACCTGTGTGAATAATTCTTATACCTTCTATAGGCAACTCTATTTGATAATAATCGTCTTCCATTATCCTAATCCTGCATTAAATCTCATAAATTCTATTGCATTCTTGATCTGATATGTCCTATTTGTAATCTGCTTCAGAATACTTTCAATGTATACTAACATTGTGTCATAATAATCAATCTTCAAACAAACTGTAGAAAGTTTTTCATCTGCATCAAGATATTTTTGCATTGTATCTTTGTCTCGAATCTTCTTTGGAAATGGATTCTCAACATATACATCAGGATCTGCTTTACCGCTAAAATATTCGTAGCGTTCGTGTCTTATGTTTTTTCTTTGTTGCTCTGCTTTCTTTCTCAAAAGAAAGATTGTATTATACATTTCAAAATACTTTGCATGGAGAGAGGGAATGTTCGTAGATTCTATATGAAGATTGTCCATATCAATCTTTGAATCTTTCTCCCACATCTCCTGAAGTTTATCAAGATCGATCATAAAGGATTGCTTTCCATATCTACTATATTGTAAATAGTATACTTGAAACTTACATCTGCTGTAAAGTAATCGATATCTGTATTAGTTGCATCAAAAGTAAGGGTTGATAACGAATATGGAAATACATCTTTAAAATATACCTGAAATTTTGGCACAAGATTGTTACTCAAAATTTGAAGTGTTGCATCTGAGTAAATATTCAAACCTTCATTAGGGTAAGCTCCACCAAGATCTCCTTTACCTAATTTCTGAAGATTTGTAATATCATCATGACTTTCAGGATACCCAAGTCCACGAATCCATTTTTGTATTTCCATATAATTGGTAAGATCTTCATCAATCAAGAATCTTAGTTTTAAATCTTCAAACGCAACTTTATCTCCAGGAACATCAATATCCTTAAGATATGTTGGTTGCACAGCAATGCCAAGATCTAATGCGGGTATATTTGCAGAGTTGCAAAAAAATGATACTCCTGGACTTCTTCTCAAAGAAAACTTAAATCCAGTTGGAGATAAAAAATTTCTATTTGCTATCGGAGTTCCTCTTGATGTTGACATAATTACTCGCTAACTACAACTGCGTTTTCAAAATGTTTTGGTGTATGGGTTATTCCGTTATAAGTCACCGTAACGTTTTTAGCATCATTAGCATCTGATTCAGAATCATAAACCTTTCTATCATCATATAAATCGGTCCAAGCATTATTGCCTTTGTAATAAATGTCCCCAATCGATGGGTTCAATACACTTATGGTTTTGATATGATAAGGCATTTTATTTATTTCTCTACTTTGCTATTTAGATAAAAAAAAGAGGGGTCCGAAGACCCCCCAGTATAACCTTGTGAAAAAGAATCACATGAGGTTCTTGACAGTAACGCGACGATAGTAGCGGTTGCTGTTGACGCGGAGGCGACCCAGACCTGCGGTGGTTCCTTCTGCGAAGGGATTAGCGACCATGCCGTAGCGGGTCTTAAAGCCAATCTTGGGCTGGAAGGAGTTCTCTCCAACGGCACGAACCATTTGGAGGGGAACGTAAGGACAATAGAAGAGTCCAGCGTCATAGGGGGAAGTACCCTTATAACCAACA